TCGTTTAGCCACTTAGCAAATCCAACGTCATCCACCACGTTAAAGCCCTTCATAATCCCCATCTGGTTAAGTACATCTATAACCGTAAAAGGAATTCTGGCTACATGGTGCAGATCGTTAAGATGCCCTTTGCGCTCTTTATCGAAATCTAACTGAGCCTTGTTAGCCTCAATGATCTCGGTAACGTCCTGTTTAGTCTCGATGACGATACCACCGTCACCATCCTCATATGCTGTTTGAGTCCGTATCTGGTTACTCATAAATCCTTTCGTAGGTCTCCCCGACCCTAGAGTCGAGGAGATTTGCTACTAAAATGTTTACAAACTCATATCTAAATCGGCGATTATGCCATGAGCAGCTTCGTTCTTAACTTCCAGAGTGACTTCAGCCAGCAACTGAGTATTCTCAGAGTCACCAGTCTTAGCCAGATCGTTAGTCTGGAACGGACGCAGATACGCTAGTGCTGCGTATTCTGGATCGAGTACCAGAGCATCACGGGTACGCATGAAGCGGTTAGGAACAACCGACATCGTGCCAAAATCAGACATATAAACGTCAGCAGCACCGATAATGGTGGTCGGAGTGTTACCCGGAGCCATGTAACGCTGTGCAGCGATACCAGCAAACGAGCTAACCTTCTGCTTACCAGCAGCGCCAACCATCAGAATCTTAGGTGAGCCACCAGATACGAACACCTCAGACACCACGGTTTTCAGCAGAGTTTCGGTGAAAGTACGCTGTGTGCCATCAGTACGAGTCGATACGCCGATAGTTGCAGGATCAGCACCGCCAGAACCTACGTCCGAGTTAGTCTTGATCCACGACAGGATCGAACCGAGCTTACGAGCAATCGTCGATGTACCAGCCGAACGACCTTGGTTAGCGCACAGGATAGTTTCCAGATCGCGCTTCAGTTCAGCCGATGCTTTAGCCAACTGGTAAGCCTTTTCTGACTTACGACCTGCCTTGTTAACTGTGTCCAGAGTACCCGAAACCTGAACGGTCTTTTGGATGATCTGAGTGTAGTTACCAAGACGAACAGTAGGAGACAGAGTAGCCGATGTAGCGTCTGCACCTTCAATCGCTGCGTTAGCAGTAGTAGCAGCAGCCAACGAGTCAGTCTGCCACTCGTGATATACGGCTGTTGCTTTAGTCTTGCCAATCGATGACATAAACGGTGTTTCCGTTGGAGAAATGTCATAGATGATGTCGGTCAAATCTTCGCGCTGACCAATCGCGCTGTGTGCTGTAAATGTAGGCATGATAATTTCCTATAAGAATCGTTCAAATGCTTTTGCGGCATCAGCAACCCTTCCGGTCTGCTTTGCTCGCGCTTTTAACTTTCTCAGTTCATCGCTACCTTCCCGTGGCTGAGAAACACCCGACTTAACAACCTTCGGAGCCTCATTAACACGCTTAGTAATCCCCGGTTTAGACGATTGCAGCTTGTCGTATTGCATCGCCTTGTATAGCGTTAGAACCTGCCGAGAATCATAGATTCCCGATAACTCTTGCTCTGAAAACCCTAACTTTAGGCCAAACTCCCTCAGTTCTCGCCGAGTTACTTCACCTTTTTGCGGATCAGCATATTCAGGTATTGCTTCTGCCAGCTTACGAGATTCAGCCTGTATTACCTGACCAAGTTGCTCCTGACGTTCCTGTTGTTGCTGTTCTGCAATTCGCTGTCGTTCAGCCTGAACTTGAGCTATTTGCTCTTTCCGCCTTTGTTGATCCGTATATGCTAAAGCGTACCCAATGGGGTCTCTTTCCTTCAGTTCATCTAGGTTTTCACCTTCTGGCTGCTGATTGAGCATTTGCTCAATAATCTGCAACCGTTCCGCATACTGATCCCGCAAGTATCTGGCTTCTTCGATACGCTGTCGTTCAGCCTCGACTACCTTACGTTCCTCAGCTACGGCTTGCGATTTCTTTGTATAGTCTGTGCCAAGTTGATAAGACTTGATAAGCTCATCAAGGGTTACCTCACGTTCTTCACCGGCTGCTTTCACCCGGAACTTCTGAGGCTCCTCTTGCTCATCCTGCTCATCTTCTTGTTCTACCTCCGACTCATCATAAGACTCATCAGATTCGGCTTCGCTATCGTTGGCCTCTGCTTGCAGTTCTGGTTGTTCCTGTTCGGAGCCTTCTTCTGCACCCATCAGACCCAAGATAGCGTCGGCTGCACTACCTACAGTTAACTCTGGACTACCGGATTCCGGTGTCGTTCCTTGAGTATCGCTCATTTTTTCTTTCCTAAATTATATCGGGAACCGCCCGAAACGGGTTACAAAATCTTTAATCTTTTCTCCTCGATGAGCCTGTTTGCTGAAAGCCCTTCCAAGTAAGTCTCAACTAATTCTAATGTCCTTAACCGCATATAAGCAGTCTCTCTAGCCTGAAGATCAGCGTAATCGCTAGTTGCGAACTTATTAAGTTCAGCAGTCCTAAGATCAGTCATCATTTCCTGAAAGAATTCATCCTTCAGTAGATTCTCAGCCCATTGAACTTTACTCATGCTGTAAGATTTCCTAGCTCTTTGATTGCCTTCAGGACAATATCAGCCTGACGTTGGCGTGTTTCCTCGTCTGCCAAGTCCATCGCTAAGATAGCCTGTAGTTGTTTAACCGCTAACTCAGCCTCTTTAATCTTCATATCGGCTTCTTGCTGGCGTGTTTTCATCGCCATCTCAAGACCCTTGCGAGTAAACTCAGCCTCTAACGACTGACGCTCTAGCTGTAACTTAGCAGCCTCAATCTCTGCCTTAGCCTGTGTCTTTTCTCGCTCTACCTCAGCAAATATCTTAGTAGCCTCTGCTTGCTGATCTGGTGAAGGAGGCTGTGGCTGTGACAACTTCTCGTTAATCTCAGGCGTAATCTCGTTAAGGAAAGCGTTAGCATCCTTGAAACCAGCCGATTCAATCAGTCGTGCTAACGTATCTCGATACTGAGCCACAGATACCAGAGGATTTGATGGGCCAAACTGAGTAAGAATCTGCTCTTGCTTGGCTAGAATCATCTGCAACATGGCTAGCTTCTGCTCACGATCACCTGAACCCAAACCCACGTTAATCGCTACGTCGTACTGGTTAGTCCATGTTCTCGGATCAAACGTTACGAACTTGCCACGCATACGGACAATCTTTGCCGTATCCTGATACTTGCCCAATAGATGCAGAATCCCCTTAAACAGCGACTTTACGCCTGTCTCAGCAAAGATTCGCGCTATTAACTCCAGCTTGCCAGAGTTCGACTTCATCATCGCAGCAATAGCTGTAGCGGAAACATTGTTCAGTACGTCAGGATCAAGACCTTGCTGCTGATCGCTAACGCCTGTGCGTTTAGCCTGAACCTGATCCATGTACTCAAGCAATGGGAAAGCCTGAGCCGTTACCGCAGGAACCTCTAGCGGCATCACAGCACCAGCAGACTTCACCCGAACAATACCGCCCGGAGTTGCATTAAGAGCATCGTCTAGGTTTACTTGACCGTCAACGATAGCAACACGCGCATTATTCGTCAGATACAGGTTATCCAGCATTTGACGAGTCACGGTGGACTTGATTAGCTGGATGTCCATTGTCCGGTCTGCCAACGACTGACCAAAGAACTTATGCGGAATCGGAATTGGACAGAGACTATGGAACGGAACTAGATCACATTCCTCGTCATCTAGGATTTCGTTGCCAGAATAGGTAATCTTACGCAGTTCAGCGATACCATCACCGTTAACGTCAATGCGGATATAGCACTCGTAGACCTCGACCACCTGCATCGTGTAGTCAAGGCTAATGTTCTCATCAGGCTGCTCACCCTGACTGAATCGAGCAATACGCTCTGTCGTGTACTGGAGATCATCATAGCTAGGCAAGCCATCGATAATGTCCTTGTCAAAGCCCATAGCCGCTAGTTCGCTACGAGTCATCAACTTACGATGCGCTACGAACGGGCTATCTTCAATCGTTCTAGCCGACTTGCTAATCAGGAATTCTTCAGGTGGTACGTTCTCAATCTTGACGCAGCCGTATTTCTTGACCTTCTTGACCTTGACCGAATACAAAGGAATCTGAATCGGCATCCCCATCGGATCAATGCCACCATCGATCAACTCGACATTTTGGCTAGTCACCTCAATACTCGGATCACTCAGGAGCAGAGCTAACTCATCCTCGGTCAGATTCTTATAGCTTTCCTTGTTGACATCTTCCTTGGCATCCCAATAAGCCTTGACCACGCCAACCTTTGCCATTAGCGCGTCTTTGAACCAGTTATGCAGGATGATTAGCCCATCGTTCTCACGATAAAAGACCCAATTACAGTAGTCTGTGGCTTGTTTAGCTGACTGCTCGTCATCAGGAGTCTGAGGCTCAAACGAGACAATGTCCTCTGTGGTGGTAAACACTCGGATAAGTTGAGGCAAAGCACCATCGATAGCCTCTGCTACCTCGCCAGTTACGATCTGGCTTCTGCCCTCTACCTCGTTGCCATACGGATAACGAAGATAGTATTCAAGAGCCTTAGCCCTCTGGTCGGTCGTTTCGGTGTCGATGTATCCAATCGAGTTATCAATCTCGTTATCTAGGATACTTTTGATTTCACCTTGATCCATCTTCATAGCAAACCCCTAAGATTTTGCTAATTATACAATCCATTTCGTCGAAATTGGCAATGCTGACTGCCATGAGGAATCAGTCTCGTCAAGACCTATCGCTAGGTATCTAAACGCATCCGAGTAGTGGCTAGACCAATCATGCAAAGGCTTCTCATAGAATATCTGTCTACGCTCGTCATGCTCTCGACGGTAGTTCCGTAGCGCATCTAATCCGTTCTTTGTTCTCGGATTGAACCAGCATCTCGGCAACATACGTCGCACAGCCTGTATCCCGTCGGCAACGCTAAGTCTCGGAGCAACCCTGATGTTAAGTCCAGCTTCCTCCAGCACTTCCTTACGACTCTTGCCTGTTCCGAGTTCTCTAACCTGTACATCATGCGGCAGGATTTGCTCATATTTCTCATAGCCGTTATCCCTTAGCCAGCCCACGTACCAGTCCAGACCTACGCCATGATTCTCGATGCAATCAATAAGTCTGATCTCTTTCCCTGCCAGTTGAGCAATCCAAATCGCAGTCGAATCACCCATGCCCAAATCCCAAGCAGCGTAGCTACGGCACAGACTATCGTTAGGAAAGTCGCTAATACGACCATTGCTCTCAAGATCGTTAATGAGCTTGCCATAGTAAGACCCCTCAACCGCTGCGTTAAAGGAACACTCGAACTCTTGGTTATACCTGTCCTCACCCATCTCTCGATAGGCGGCTTTCAGTTCCTCGTTAGGTAATACGCCTGTCTGGCTAGCCTTGAACTCTAGGAACTTCCAGCCTTCCTCAGACTTGGCTCTATCCGCTAACTCAGCGAAATGGTTATTGCCTTTAGGAGTGCCAATGAAACAAGCCCACCCACGACGGTCGGCAAGAGCAGGTCTGACGATTTCGTTCCAAATACGTGGGTTCTGATCGCCAACTTCGTCGATAACCACGCCATCAAAATACTGACCCCTAAGACTGTCAGGATTATCAGACCCGTATAGACTAATCCTACGCCCATAAAAATCAGCACGTAACTCAGAGACATTGTAGGTAGCTCCTAGTGGTCTGGTGTACTTCTGTAGGTAATCCCACGCTACTCGTTTGGCTTGCCCATAGGTAGGCGCAATGTAGGCAAATCGTGGGTCTGGCTTGTCGCACTCGATAGCGGACTTGATAAGGTGATTGATTGCGGCAACACTTTTGCCCATACGTCTATGAGCAACCACCACAGTAAAACGATGCTGCTCAATGGCATCATGTATCTCTAGCTGCTGCTCTCTAGGCAGGTAGTCGATAACTATCTCTGTCATGCAGTCTTTTGATACCCGCAGTTCAGACACTTGCTATTGACCAGAAATGCGCTGCACATAGGGCAATTAGTCGGCTTGTAACTCATTTCTTTCCACCCCACTTGATAACCATCTCTTGAGCTTCCCCATCCTTACCCGTTACTTCTGTCCTAGCCAGCTTAGGTATATGGTACTCAGATAGCTTGTTCATTAGGTCTAGTGCCTTGTACGGGTCTTCTGCTGCAACCTCGTTTAGCCACTTGTCCATGTTAGGCGCATTACGCTCCAATAGATTAGCAATAGCCTCTCTAACGATTGCTGTGGACTTATTAGGCACTCCTTTAGGTCTGCCCGGACCTGCTAGTCCCTCTCCGATTTTTGGTGTTTCTTTAACGTTATTTGTTTCCATTTGTGCATTATCCTTTGGATGTCATGCTTACTTCTTTGGTTTCTTCTCTTGCTTCTTTGGTAAGTCTACTTGAGTTGATCCTATTAGTCCTACTGGCACTCCTGCTGCCAGAATGTCTGTCGATCCCATCTTAGCTGGATCAAACTGAGCAAACTTAGATCGTATCTGCGACGGATTGAATACAACGCCTACATCAATTAGTTTTGCTGTTCCTGCTCCCGGATCATAAGTGTTTCTCATAATCAACGCATCATGCCCACCAGCTTTAGCCTGAGCAACAAGGTCTGCGTAAGTCTGATCTCTATATGCGCTACCCTGAAAGTCATACATCATAGGGTTCTTGTACCGCAACGCTATCGGCAAGACATTTGCCCCACTCTGAACATCCAAAGCCAATCTTTCTGCTGTCAGCGACTTATATCTATCAATCGCATTTACTACGTCAGCCGCTTTATCCTTACCAAATTTACTAATGTATTCTTTTTTAACAACATCTAATTGAGCAGGATTGTTATACCAACCATACCCCATAAGTTTCTTCAGTTCTGGACTGGCATTTTCTACTTTTGCCAACATTTCATCACGGGCATCGCCATGCTTAGCAACCAATGACTGCGCTTGGTTTATTCGTCCTATCTCTAAATCCTCAGCAATTTGTGTCTGCTTTTCATATTCAGACCAGTTTCTATTTTTCTCAGCAGCAGCAGCTTTACGCATTGCTTCTCGGTACTCCCTACTTCCACCAATCTGAGCATAACCAGAAGCCTGATCCGCACCGTGACCTTTCATTGAAACCGTATTCATGGCTTCAATTTCAGCATCTGATTTACCTAATCTTTTCAAGAAAGCAATAGTATCTGGGTCGTTAGATTTGCGAGTCATCTCCTTCGGTGGAGCAATCGGGTCTCTGGCAAAGAAAAACCCTTGCTTTGCACTAGCAGCACCAGTAGCCTCACCAAGCAAATCTGTTTTGAATTCTTTAATATCTCCTGTCGTACCGTGATACCAGCCAGTATCGTAACCCTGTTCCAATCTCCTCTGTTCTGGGGTACCGAGCAAACCTGAAGCAACTTTAGGAGTCTTGATGCTGCTCTGGAACTGAGCGAGATCAAATAGCTTCTGATAGTACGGAGTCTGCGTTATATCTCCACCAGCTTGCTGAACAGCACGATACTGCTGCTCCTCTGCCTTAGTAGGCAAATATCTAGCCGTAGCTTGAGTCAGCCATTCCTGCGGATTGCTAGCAAGCAACCCAATACTAGACTTAGCAGCCTGTTTCTGCCTGTCAATCGCGCCTAACGCACTTGAAAGTAATCCGTCAGCCATAGATAGCCTCGTACATATCCGGTCTGTGAGCCTTGATCCACTCTCTCGGCTCTTCGTGGCATTTCTGGTAGTCCATTCCTACTGTTTGACTTCCAGCATGATGAACATACGCCCTGCTTACGAAATGCCTAAATCCCGCTTCTTGCAGGTCATGGCAAATTATATTATCTGAATACCAATTCGTGCTAGGAAACTTTGCTGTATCCCAAGCCTCTCTCGTTATCGTGGCAAATATTGGTGCTATTACCTGAGTTTCCTTAATCTTTGCCTCACTAGCCCAGTAAACACCTTCCTGTCTGTCATCATGCACAGGGAATCTAATGTTCTGGTCTGGCAACACATAGTCGCTTCTTGCGCCTAAGAAACCTATCTTCTGCCCGTTTTCCTCAAGAATCCGCTTATCCTCACCCAATAACTCAATAGTTTGTGGATTTAAAACAACATCATCGTTAGCAACAATCAATGAATCGACTGCGATCCTTCCAAAAACGTCGCTGATGGCCTCATTATATGAGTCTCCAAAATTTCTACCAGTATTGGGTCTGACGATAACATTGGGCAAGATTCGTCGGAATCTCTCTCCTCTGGCAATGTCAACGCTATAAACGTAAATCGGGGTGGTAGGTGCATATACCTTGATGCTCTCTAGCAATACCGAGATACCCGGATTGCTTACATGACATATGACTATGGCTTGCATAAGCCCCAAAAATATAGGTCTGCTGGATTGTAATTACTGCTGAACTCGTAATGTAGAAACTTGTCCATATCGCAGTTTTGCAAGAAATCCAGTTCCGTTAGGTTCTGGTAGTAATCACCACAAAATGGCGCATCGTCAGGGCTTGTACGCCTCGTTCCGTGTTCTGCCCTGCCAGTCGTAGCACAGGTCATTATGACGATCCCTGAAGCCATCCTAGCCATATTCTCGAACGTCTTGACCCATTCAGGATTATGCTCGAAACACTCACAGGATATTGCTACGTTGAAACTCTTGTCAGGAAAGTCTAGTTCTTCTCCCTTAGCAACAAGGTCAACGCCTTTGCCCTCGCCTAGATCAACCCCTAGATACTCACAGTTCTCAAAGAATTGCCTGACTGAACCATTAATGTCCAGACTGCCTACCTCTAGGACTTTCTTATCGGAAAAGAATTGAGGAAAGCGACGCTTTACCATCGCTACAAAGTCTAGCTGGCTCTGGTGGCTCACTTTTTATTTCGCGCTGAAATGGCTTTAGCCTTAGCCTTAGCATCAGCCTTAGAACTGGCTCCCCATGCCTTTAGGCTTAGGAGTAACCGAGTAGGCTCACCATTAGGCTTACGCTCTGCTCCCGGCATATTGCCCATCCTAGCTAGGAAACTAGCGCGTCTAGGATTATCACCAGACTTTACAGGAGCCTTTAGGTCAGAACCCGGATTAGCAGCTTCGTAAGACTTGCGACCTTTTTCGTTAAGACCGCCCTTCTTGTTCTTACCCTCAGAACGCTGCCAAGCCTCAGTCTTTGCCATTTTTACCCTTCTTTTTGCCCATAGGGATTTTGATTTCAATCTCTATCTCATTAACACCGTTCTTTTTCTTCTCTTTCTCGCCCTCAAGATACTGCTTTAGCAATTCCTTGTCGGACATTTTCTTCCCGTTCTTCATCATTTCTTCTTCCCCTTAGCAGTTTTAGCCGCTTCTTTGAAAGCCTTAGCAGTCGGCGCACCTTCTGACCCCGGCTTACGCATCTTTTCCTTGCTGCCAGCTTCTATCCGCTTACGCTTGGCATGGATGTTGGCATAGAGTCCGGGCTTCATTTCTTTTTAGCCTTCTTAGCCATACCCGCCTCGCTGAGTGCGATAGCTACGGCTTGCTTAGGATTCTTAACTACTGGCCCACCCTTACCACTATGGAGAGTGCCTTCTTTGTACTCACCCATAACCTTGCCGACCTTCTTTTGCGCCTTAGACATCTTTTTCATTTAGCAACTCCATCAGTTCGTCCTGAAGCTCTGCCTCAGTTACACCATATCGACGCTCGAAAGCCTTACGACCAAGCCCATGATAGCCAGTATTTCCTCGATGATGCTCAGGACATAACGGCAAAACATTGTCGTGAGAGTTCCGAACTCCCATTCCTAGCCCCATACCTCGAACATGGTGAATCTCTGCTGGAGTGCCGGAATAACCATTTTTATAACAGATTATGCACCCAAAGTCAGCCACTTTAGCTAAGTATTCTGACTCTTTTTTACGCATTTATGGCGCACCTTTTTTTCACACCAGACATATTTTAGACTCCCACATAGTTACTACCATGCCATGAACCGATAAGCTCTGAGCGCGTACCCATCCGTGTGGATGAATTAAACCTTCTTTCTTAGCTCTCCTTACTACCGCGCCCCAAGCCCTTCTATCTGGCGGTTCTGGCAAGTTTTCAAAAGCTGCGCGAACTTGTTCTGTTGTGAAGTATTTATTCATTGTCGCGTGTATCCGAACTGCCTCAAGCGCGGTTTCTACCCATTCACTTCCCGCATTCTTGGCAGCAACTTCTGCCATCGCGTGACCAATCGCTAATCCTTGATGTTCAGTCATGGCGCACCTTTAACAAATCTAAACTCGGATGAGGCATCATCTGTTTATCAAATAATCGCTGGTAAACCGTTTTAGCCTTCTCAGCCGTGTAATCACCCATGTTATCCACAGAACCGCAGTTAGGACAGTAATCCAACCCCTCTCCGCTAACCGCACATCGACCACCAGGAATCTCTACCCAATCATCCACAAATCCGCAGTCAAAGCATATTGCTAAGTTGCTATCATCAATCTCGTTTACGAATTCCATATCTAGTCTCCTTATTGAGTATTCCGGTCTAAACCACGATTTGACGCTTCCTGTGAACGCCACACATCAATGCGAGCCTGTGCTGCTACCAACATCCATCTAAGCCCTTCAGCCTTCTCTACAGCCTCTTTAAGCCCATCAAGTACCGCTAAGTAGTCTGGATGGCTATAAGCCTGATTCTCCCGATCCGCTACGGTATTGCCGATAGCTGATGAAAACAGCATAGCTTTCTTAGACTTCCTGAATTCTTCTAGGTAAGTCACCTCAGCCTTAGCTTGTGCATAGGCTTTGGCGTTTTTAATCATGTAGTTGATTGCTTCGTGAGGATCGATTGAGTTCATATTATTTATTTACCCAAACTGTATGATAATTGCTTGGCAAATTTGCAACGCCACGCAAAACCCGGATTGGTTTTTTTGTTTCTGACCGCTTTAATTCCCACTCTTTTCTAGCAAAACTTGCAGCTTGAGTAGCTGTAGCTAAATCAACAACTGTGCCATCTACCAAAATTTCAACATCAGACTCAGACATACCGCAATTTACATATCTAACGATTGACCAAATTTCGGTTTCAAAAGACTGCCAATCGTTTTTGCGGAATTTTTCTGTCTCGCCATTTGCATAGTTAATTTGATATTTCATGGTCAGCTCCTAGTTAGTTGATATTTGCTGGAAACCGGGGTTTCCCCCGGTGTTTAGACGCTTTGTTTTCTCAAATCCATCTTAGTGTTTACTTCGGCTTGTTTGCTGGTTCTGCACTTCAAGCACTTGTGTTCTTCGCGTTCGGCTTTGAATTCTTCCCAATTTACCGACATTGGCGTTCTCAAGATATTTCTGCCGCAAGCCGTTTTGCTTGCAAATCCTGATCCGCTTTTGTTTAGGTGCATTTGGTATGACATATCTAATCTCCTAGTCGGGAACACATTTGTTGTGTCCATGTAAGAGATTCTATAGAGAATTATTTAATGGGTGTTAGACAATTATTTCTATCAAGAATCATTCTTCAATAGTTTCCGAACAGGCAATCCTTACAGCCTTAATCGCAGCCTGTGGATTCGACACTACCGCTACCTGACCCTTCCAGACTGAGTGCCAGATAACCTGATCCGGTGTCAGCTTGGCTTTCTCGTCTTTCTTTATTTCTAACAAAATGTTCTTGCCCCTGTAGCCCACCAGAATATCCGGGCAACCTTGACCGACTCCATGTAAATGCTGGACATCCATGCCGACTCGTCGGAGTTCCTTGACGATCTGCGTCTGGTTTGTGTCCACCTTCTTATAGACCATTCTGACCCCTTGCCCTGATAGCTGCTGCTATAAATTCGGCACGATACTTTTCTATAATTCCAAGAACAGGACTTTTTGCCTGTTCCTCACACAATACAGCACACGCCTCACGCTCCGCTTCTATAGCCTCACGAACTGCCACGCAAATAGGACGCTGACATTCGTTATGGCAAGTATGAATATCATCCACGCCAATCCCCTTTCTTGCCTCGGTTTCCTAAACCCCATTGTTGCTTACAGTCAGCCTCTAGCTGGTCAGCAACTTCATGCCCACGTTTCCGCCTAACAACACTCAGATACCGCAACGCTGAATCCCTGTCTGCTGTCCTCCAAGCTAACACTTGCCTAACCTCGCATCGATGTCTTTCAGTCTCTAAAACGTCCATTGTTGTCAAAGTCCATAGGTCTTGATCCTGCCGATTCCACAAACTGCTGGCTTGCCGTGTGATACCAGAGTTGATACCACTCCTGAGCCTCTCCGTTACGCTGCTTCTCGTTCATTAAGAACGTATCGCCCTGAGATTCATCTATCTGCTCACCACGATTTCGCTGGTTTTCCTTCTTCTTGTTGCGCCACACAAGAAAAACATTATCCACCTGATCGCTAATGGAACCAGAGCCTTTCAAGTCATTCTTATTCGGTGTTACCTCGTCTGAGGCTTGCTTGCGGATATGGTGGACTAGGTGAACATGGACGTTATGATCCCTAGCCAATGCAGTTAGCTCATCGATAAAGTTCTTCTGTCCATTAAAGTCATCCTCGTTCTTGACGCATTTCATCAAGGAATCAATAAAGATATGCTGAACACCTAGTTCCATAGCGCAATACCTTGCCATAGCCACAACCTTGTCCGGGCTAGTCGTTCCCTGTTGGTCGTAAAGATAAAGATGGTCAACTGTAAATTTATCCATCCGAGTCAGAATCTTCGTGATGTACGCCTCTCGGTCTGATACCAGCGGATCATCAATAAACTCACCAGCAAACTGTCTAGTCATACGTTCTAGCGTTTTAATCGGCTTCATCTCGAACGACGCTATGCAGACCTTCTGACCTTGTTTCACTAGATGCAGAGCTATTTGTCCTGTCAGTAGCGACTTACCACCACCGTTAGAACCAGCATAAACCGTAACCTCTCCGGGTCTAAACGCAAAAGAATTGTGCGTATTAGTCCAAGGCAGTAGGATTTTTGTATCTTTAGACTCGTTTAGATAGCTTTCCTTAATTGAATCTAGGAAATCTCTAGCCTGTTTAACCTTCAGCGTTACGTCGTTTGAATGTAGGTACTTCTCTACATCTATTGAGTCAGACTTGATTATCCTCAGTCTCCTCGCCTCGTCTAACTCCGCTGCTCTTTGCTCCAGACTCATCTTGTCTCCCTAGTTCGTAAAGCCTGTTAAGTGAAAAAACGCTACCAACCCAAAACCCCGGTACTACTTCGCTAAAGCCTAACTCAACTAACTTCGATTCCGTCATAAATATCCTATTGCTTCGTTAATTCGCGTAAAAGCCGTTTTAAGCCGTTTTTTATCGGTGTCTGATACCTGCCTACCTTCTGCCATATCAAACGCCGCTATGCCCGTAATAAGTGCCTCAAAATGGATTATTTTGAGCAGGTCTGTGGCATAGAAAGGTCGCTTGACTGCTTTACTGCTTTCGCTAGGCATAAAAGATTGATCTTTAGGAAACAGATCAGTCAAGTCCATGCCGACGGCTGAAACCACTTCGTATGCGCTACAACCAGCAAAGCACTTCAGCAAAATTCGTCCGTCATCAGTTTCGGTAATCGCTAGGCTAGGACGCTTATCCTGATGCGCTGGACAACACGCTATCCAATGACCACGTTTGCCTTGAACCTTCTCCAGCTTGTTTAAAAAATCGCCAATCATAGGATTCTCCTTCCGAAAGGGAAGGTTGCCTCACTAGGTTTTTTATCTTTAGGCTCGTAAACATCAGACCAATTATTAGCAATGCTTTTTTGCAACACATCAGAAATATCAAATCCCTTAGTTTTCATTTGTTGCAATTTATTAAATATTATTTTCATAGCTCGTTCTGTCATTGATCTCTTAGTATGTTTCCTCATTTCAACAAAATCGTTCCAATCTTGTAAAGGAATGAAGTCAGGAATTTCAACCTTTTGCTTCTTCTCTTTCTCTTTCTCTCTCTCTGTCTCTTTATCTGGGCTAGCGAGTTGCAAGCAAGCTGCTAGCATGGTGCTAGCATCAAGGAAGAATCCTTTATCTATCAAAGGCTTAAGTCCTTCCTCAACTTCTTTGCTAGCAAGACGCAAGCGGAACGCTAGCTCATCGATAGCAGCGTCAAAACTGGCATCTTCGGATTCAGAAGCAAGCAACCAGAGTAGTGGAGCCATAGCTTTGCTAGCCATAGGCAGACTCATGAATTCCCTATCGTCTAGGAGTTCACGATGTAGTTTTATCCAAGGTGGTCGGCGATTGCCGTAATGCTGGAAGGCTCTCCAGTTTTTGGGTACGAGTCGCATATAAGCCTCACGTTATTGGCTGTCGTTACTGAAATAGGTGGGTCAGGCAGGACGGTAACGAATCGTCTTTTCGGGTTGCACTCCCTAGCCATTCCCTATGAACTATACCTTTACGTTCCGAAGTTGGCAAATCTTACATAGCTGGCTATCAACGAACTGAGCTAGTGATCTAGTGCGTTTACAAGCCGGACACAGCTTAGTGCCAAAGTTATAAGTCGTTTCCGTTCCACGTGAATCGGACTTTCGACGCAAGGGTTTTGAAGGGTCTATTTCCAATGGGTTGACCTCTAGGGCTAGTTTTAGGCAAAAATCTTTGTACTTCTTTAGGTTGCTCTTTTGGTAAGTCTTTTTTCTTAACCATCATTGTGCCAGAGTTAGAGTGTTTCATAATAGAATGTTTCTATTGGGATATGGATTCCTATTAGAAATGTTTTTGCATAAAAGTCTCGAATCGGTTTAGTATTTCGGAACTGCAACTAGGAGATTAAATTATGGATAAGCAGGGTTACGAGCAGTTCTTAATTGGTACGCTACAAGACGGGTTTCCGGGTCAACTGACCGCTTGTTTCAAAGATACATTAAAACAGTCACGCGAGGAACGGTTAGAGCAAGAACTTTGCATCCTCTTAGAGATTTGCGCTGTATTCCAGTCAGACCCTATCAAGCTGCAAGCAGCTACTCGTCGCAACATGGTCGGTATCGTTAATCGACTGGTCAAAGAATCTACACTTCCAGATTACGTTGAAACTAAAGCGGATTTAGAACGTGATCGAGGAGACTGGCTCTATCAGGAAATGAAAGACAGAGAAGCGGAGGGAAGATGAACCCTAGCCGTACAGAAATCGATAACTGGCAACTCGCTGAAATTGTCTATGCTTTGCGTCTATTGATTGATAGAGTAGAACGCAGAACAGCATCGGATGAAGATAAACAAATTGTCTACATGGCTTATCGTGCGTTAGAGAATACTCCACACGTTATTAAGCAGATCGTAGACGAACTAGAGAGAGGCAACCAATGAAAAAGCTATTTAATCCAGACGATAAACTGGCAGACTTTATCGACCGTCATGCTGGTGCTGTATTAGCGTGTATGCTGTTACTAGCGTTACTAATGGACAGCTTTGCATGAAAAAAACATTCCCTTGTATCTTAGACAAAGATTTTAAATATGTTCCGTCAGGCAAAACGAACATTCGCAAGACTTTCGACCGTATTCGCAAAGAGCAAAAGGAGGCTGCAACGATACAAACTACTACGCAAACACAATCTCACAATATCATTTTCAATAAGAAATTCGCTAAAGGATAATTAATATGAACTCAGATAATCGGCAACAAGAGCAAGACGAACATCAGCAATGGATCGTTTACCAGAAGCTACAGACAGCTAGGGTCAAGCTACAGAACGTAGAACTCAAGAAGTCTGGACATAACAAGTTTGCTGGCTATAAGTATTTCGAGCTATCAGATTTCCTGCCTACCGTTAATATCATTTTCTTTGAGCTAGGCTTGGCACATACGCTAGAGTTCTCTGACACTATGGCTACTATGTACGTCATTGATACAGAGAACGGTGGTCATGCAAAGTTCACTTGCCCTATGGCTAATGCTGAACTTAAAGGCTGTCATCCAGTCCAGAACCTCGGAGCATCGATAACGTATATCACTCGTTACCTGCTAGTTATGGCTCTAGCTATCTGTGAACACGATGCCCTAGACGCTACGACTGGTGCTGACGAACCTCGTTCTGCAAAGCCGATCACTAAGTCGGTATTCGATACGTTAGACGAACAATCTCAGAACGAGATTAAGAGCTATGCAGCCGACATCATCATGATGATTCATAAGGACAAGGTCGGAGAAGCAGTCGAGTACATCAATAGTCTGGAGCTAGATGCTGACTGGAAAACAGCACTCTGGAGCCAGTTAGATAGTAAACAGCGTAGTGCAATCAAGAAATTTGCTCAAGGATAATCTCATGGAATACGATAATACAAACAAAGGTACTTTAGGCAAGAACCATAACAAGAAATCAGATACGCATCCTGACTACTCAGGACAGATCAACATCGATGGAACTGATTACTGGCTATCAGGCTGGCTTAAAGAGTCTAAGAAAGACGGTTCTAAGTTCTTCTCTCTAGCGGTAAAGGCTAAAGATTCAAAGCCTAGTAAGGCTAAACAAAAGTCTGATTTCCAAGAAGATGATCTTGGGTCAGTACCTTTCTAAAGGAGAAAACTATGAAATACCTAATCGCACTTTGGCTAACAGTTGCAGCACCTATGGTCTATGCTGCTTGCACGACTCATAGTTACTACTACGATGGTAGATACGTCACCTGTACGACCTGCTGCTATGGTGGCAACTGCAACACTAGCTGTTTTTAAGTTACGGGGGAAAGCAGATGCCAGCTTTTCGATTGTAAGATCGTCAAGGATAGAACTGGTGTAGCGAGTACCCCACCTTTTCCCGCCTAGCTGTGAGTGGCGGCAATAACTCCAGCAGCATACGCAATGACTCCTTTACGTGTTTGCTCCCTCGTTGTGAGTATGCTGACTGCCGGGAAAGACCGGCTTAACTAACCGAGGAAACCATGAAACTACTAGACTTTTTAAAGAAGCAATTTGACATTAAGAATGACCGACAACTAGCCTTAACTATGGGTGTTCGTGCGCCAGCAATCAGCAAGATTCGTAACGGACACACTACGATTACCGCTGATTTCATTCTTAAAGTGCATGAGACTTTCGATATTCCCATCAAGGAAATTAAGGCAATGATATGAGCTACGAACAGACTGAACTATTAGTAGTCCGTTGGGGTGAAGCCAGAGGCATTATCCAGAACTCAGATAGCAAGACGCAGTTACTCAAGGCTTTTAGCGAAATGGGGGAACTAGCTGATGCGATTACCAAACGAGACCGTGACGCAATTATCGATGGACTTGGGGATATTCTTGTATGCCTCACTATGGTTGCTGCTATTGAAGATGTCGATCTGAAACAATGCTTCCTGTCAGCTTACGAACAGATTAAAGATAGAAAGGGCTATCTCAATGCCACAGGAGTTTTCGTCAAAGATGCCTGAAGAATTTAAGAAGGTCTTAGAGATGATTAATAGCTGGTGGGCTAGGTCTATGGTTGCCATCATCCTATGTGTCATAGGGTACAACATAGGAGCAATCCAGACCGAGATACGGATAGCGTCAGATTGTAAGTTTGCTAACGCTTTTCGAGTAGATATTCAGGCATTTACTTGTCAAAGGAAACTATGAAGGATTACATTATCCGCATGGCTAGGGAGGTTGGGCTTCCTCCTTGTGCGTATGATGACTACGGGAATCATATTGGTAAGTTAGAAACCCTTATAAGGTTTTTTTTAGCAAGGGAACGAGAAACCTGTGCCAGTCTGTGTGACGAATTGTCTGACGAGGCTGTTAAAGATGAAGATATGTTTAGAGCTTGTGTGGCTCAAGATTGCGCTGAAGCTATCCGAGAAAGGGGAGAACAATGGGCAGACCTAGAAAGAACCCGGACGATCCTAAGTGGAAAACCGAGGTAGCCAGAGACTATGACTGGAACCTGTTCTTTGCAGCGGCTCTAGGAGGCTTAATTGCTAAGGGTGGTCTATCCTATGACCAACTCATAAAAACAGCCTCACAGATCGCTACAGAGGCTCAGGACTCACTTTCTGAGTGAGTCGTACTGTGCATAACATTGGGCTAAAGCTACCCTAAGATTATCAGCCTCTAGTGCTACTTTGACAAAATCTTCTGCACTTTCTCGATAAAGCTGTCTTGGGGTACATCCACTTTGTCCAGCACCGGAGGAACCGGACACGGCACTTGCTTGGGTGGAGATGGACGGACGCTGCTGCAAGCTGTTAGTGAGAGCAGTAGCCCTAGCGTTAAGATTCTTAATTTCAACATCCTTCTCTCTCCTTAGCTGGTCTGCGTTTGCCTGTAGCTCCTGTTCCTTCTTCCTAGCCGCTTCCTGACCCTTGGCGTACTCCGCATATTGAGCAGCTTTTTCCTTATCCCATGCGTTTTGCACCTGCGCCTTACCATGCTCTGAACCCTGAAAATATCCTCCTGCTGCTGCGAGGATAATGGCAATAAGGGAACCGGAAATAAACCAAGGATTCATTTAGGAGGCACTTTAGTCGCGTCTAGCTTCTTGTGGACTTTAACCTCACGGCAGACCTGAACCTCTTTACCCTTACGATCCTTCTCAGCGTGACAAACCTTCTTAGTTTCGGCTGCATGAATCTGGAACACTAAGACAGAACTTAGCAAAACAGTAGCAGCCATGCGTAGGTAGATAATCATGAAATCTCCGGGTGTGGTGGTTGTTCAGGAGCAGCTTTGCCGTTATACCCTGCTAGTTGTGACGAAATAGGCTGTATCGTCGGTTCCATGCGGACAGGTGCATGAGTCGGTGCTTTAGGTGGTGGTGGTTGAGGCTTATCATCACGCTCCTCTTTAGTCGATAGTCCGGGTGGAGTGAACTGAGGCAGAGCATCCTTACCCTTGACAGCAAGTAGGGTTGCCAATGATCCGAGAATGTACTTAGACATATCGGACAGTATCAGGAAGAACTGCTTATCAGCAGGAGCCATGCCATTCATAGGCTGTGTCACAAATACAACACTATAGAGTGACACTCCGACCATGATAATGACCGTACAGCAGAAGGTTACAGCGATACAGAATTTAATTACTGCATCGTGCTGTTCTTGCTTTAGATCAAGGAACTGGCTGACTAATTTTAGGGGATTCATCCTTAACTTCCTCTGGTTTCATTAGCTGGTCTGGACAAGTTCCGGTAACAGCGCAATAGGGTCTTTTGCATTGCTTAGTTTCCCAATTATCAGGGTCTTGGCAAGGATAACGGAACCTATCGCATCCAAACAGACTAAGCACCAAGCAAACGTAAAGCGCGCGCATACTGAGCCTCTCTATCTTCCATTCCCTTGTAACCACCGTTAATCACCCTAGTCATGCCTTTAAGATCGCTTGAGTCTGCAAACCTATTAAGTTTATTAGTTTCCCAAAACCAGCAAGCAGACTGACCAGCACCTTCGAACGTCTGTGTATATTCTGAGGCTTGTTCAGGAGTCATCTCTAAGGAAGCAGCAAACCAGAAGTAATTATCCTTGCCTGTTAGCTGGATCAATCCTCGGCCCTTATACCTAGCACCATCTCCAGAAGCCTCATCACCGTTACCCATACGATTCGCATAGACGTAGTTAGCTATCTTGTCCGGCTGTTTAGCGTAGGACTTAGCCTGTGAGTCTGTAGAAAAATATTTAGGAAAGACTTTAAGAAGTCCTGAAGCACTATAGTTTAGGTTCTCCGTTAGCCAGACAAATCCACCTGATTCATGATGGCATTGGGCTAGGAAAGCAGCTATTCGTTGTGGAGTCGTAATCTCGTATTCTTCAAGGAGTGACTTACCACCTAACTCTGTCTGTGAACTAAACAGAGCTTCATACCAATGGTCTGAATACTTAGAGTGAGGAATAAACGCTCTGAAGGCTTTTCTATCGACCATACATCCGTTCCTCTAGGATTTCTCGTCTTAACTCTTTCATCTTCTTGACTTCAGTAACAGCAGCCTGAGTTGCAAAGTACATATCGTAGTACATAAACGCCAGGACAGGCATGATGATGAAGAACATTAACAAGACTGCCATCACCACCGTTATCAAAGACCAAGGTACATCCTCTGACTCACGCTTTTCGTTACTAGCCACATTATTCCCACCGCCCACGCTACTACGAAAACTACTGCTGAAACCCATGCTATTTTTGACTTGGCTTCCGCTATCCTTTTTCTTCGTTGCCATGATGCAATCTGCGCTATCCTAAGTTCCTCGGCATGAGCTTCTTCTTGCTCTGCGACAATCCTCTGCCACATTTCCTCGAACTTGCTCCACAAAGCACCTAGTTCTGGTGGCGCACGATACGTCATGGTTTCACGTATCTCTACTAGCATTGCATCAAGTCTCGACGTAATCAGTATTCTTTTTAATGCTCTCCTGCCTATTGATTCCTCGCCCTTGTAAACCTGTTTCGCGTCTAGTTGTTCTTTTAGGAATAGTTTACTGATTGCATCGTAGGAATCCATCAAAGCACCTAGCTGATTCCCAATGTCTGTAAAAACATCGTTAGGATCAGACTTAGCGACTTCTTGAACTCGTTGAACTTCTTGGTAATACTGTTGCTTCTGTGCAGGAGTCGGATTACCACCTGTTGCTTTCTCGTACTGCGACTTTAGATCGTCTAGTACTTCCTTAACATCCCCTGCTGCACCTTTAATCTGCTTGTAAAGCTCACAACCCTTCTTAACCGCAGCAACAGCAGCATTAGCAGCAGCAAGGATCGTTATAGGGTCAATTTCTTACAACCCAAATACCTTAGTTACAAAGATAGTAAATGCAGAGCCTACCAATCCAGAGGCAGACATCAGCATATACATAGCACCTTTGCTTTTGTTGATAACGGCATTAACCTGAGCCATCTCTTGACGTAGCAGGTGGATTTCATTGATTAGGGTACGAACATCAGCCTGTAGCATAC